ATGAAGTACTGCAAGTTCCGCGATAAGGGGCGGAAGCACCGTTCCTGCAACTGTCCGATTGCGGTCGAGGGAACCCTGCGCGGCGAGATGATCCGTCAATCTCTCGATGTGCGTTCATGGGAGGCCGCGCAGAAAATCGTCCAAGAGTGGGAAGTCCACGGAAGAGACAAATCCGTCTCCATTCTGGATGCGTGCGACCGCTTCATCTCCCAAAGCGAAGCAAATGGCCTTTCCGAAGATACCGTGAAAAAGTACAAGCTCTTGAAGCGGGAATTCGAAGCGTTCTTCGGGGATGTTCCGCTGCGGTCTCTCTCGGTCGATTCCGTTTCACAGTTCCGTGAATCATGGAATATGTCGAACATCTCCGCACGAAAAAAGATCGAACGGCTCCGCTCGTTCTTCAAGTTCTGCGTCGATCGGGAATGGATCGAAAAGAATCCGGCAAAGGGACTAAAACTGCCGAAAGAGGACAATCTCCCGACGCTTCCCTTTACATCAGAGGAATGGGAAAAGATCAGATGGGCAGTTGACCTGTATCCCGATCGGCCGGAAGGAAGAAGGAAGCAAATCCTGGCTTTTCTACTTCTCCTCCGCTATACCGGCCTGCGGATTCGGGATGTCACCTGCCTCCAACGGAATCGGATACAGGACAAAAAGATATTTCTCTACACGCAAAAGACGGGAGCGCCCGTTCTACTTCCTCTCTCCGATGAAGTTCTCGGTGCCGTCTCGGATGTTTCGGGAACGGGAGAATATCTCTTCTGGTCGGGGAACGGAAATCCAAAATCATCCGTGGCAGACTGGCAAAGAAGCCTAAGAAAGCTGTTCGATGTTGCCGGAATTGAAAACGGTCATGCCCATCGGTTCAGGGACAGTTTTGCGGTCGAGCTTCTTCTGCATGGCATTTCCTTGGAGAATGTGGCGATCATTTTGGGAAACACCGCGCGAATCGTCGAAAAGCACTACGCCCCCTGGGTTCAGGCTCGGCAAGACGCTCTTGAAGCGGCCGTCAAAATGACATGGTGAAGCAATAGCTCACACATCCGGATAAGAATGCTTGAGATGTTGTAAAACCTCCAGTTGCTCTTTTCGCGGAAGTTTTCTGATTCTGGCAAGAATGTTCTTAGCACTCTCAGTTGGAGCTTCAATGTTAGACCGCCCCTGATTGCAGTCAGAACAGAGGGTGCGAAGATTTTCATCTTCAGTAGCTCCATCCTGGCTATCCGGTTTTATATGGTCTACGTGCAGACGAACCTTACGGTTCGGATTGTATGTGCTTGGATCGGACGCCGTGGCTCCACATAGTTGGCACGTATATCCATCTCTCTCTAAAATGCGATTCCGCTGCTTCGGCGATATTCCTTTGGTAGGAACCTTGCATTCGACAGATTCGAGCAGATACTCTCCCGGTTTCAGGTCTTCCCGATCCTTGTCGGTCCGTATTGCCATACCTTCTTTGTCCCGCAACTCTCGAACGCGGCGGGCGTAAGCCTTGATTTTTGCAACCTCGGCGATCTGGTATGTGGTGACAACTTTGCCTACGTTTTCAATCAGGAATGCTTTAATTCTCCCTCTGGCGGGGTCACCACGTGGCATGGCAATGCTCTCCTTAACCGGCGTTCCAAAGAGCGCAAGTCGTTGATTTCACATTGCCACAATACTACAACCTTCCAATGGGCTGAACAAAGTAGTTTATTTGCGTTCTTATCTCGTTGTTTATTTTTCGTAATTTTATTTTCCCAGAACGTGCGATTCTCTGCCGGCAGATGTCCCCGCTTGCACGTGTGACCATGCCAAAAGCATCCGTTGACGAATATCACGGTCCGATACTTCGGCAAAACTATATCGGGGCAACCCGGAAGATCCTTCCGATGCAGGCGGAAACGGTACCCTAGGCGGTGGAGTAAACTGCGAACCACGAGTTCGGGCTTCGTGTCTTTACTCCCAATCCGTGCCATGATGGCACTTCGCTTTTCGGGAGTGAATCGATCGGTCACTTTTTCCGCTTCAGCAACTCCTCCACGCAACCAGCGACGACAGAAGCCAAGCGCGGAGGAACCGCATTACCTATTTGTTTTGCGATCTCAATTTTCGTTCCCTTGAATACGAATGCGTCGGGAAAAGTCTGAAAGCGGGCCGCCTCTCGATGCGTAATCGGACGATTCTGCTTCGGATGGAGGTATCGCCCCTTTTCCGGCTTGAAGAACTCGGTACGGATCGTGAACGCCGGACGGTCCCACCAAAGCCGCCCAAACAGATCAGTTCCACCGGACGTTTTTTTAATCCAACAACGCGGCGTGAGTTCAGGCGCAACCTGTTGCAGGGTAAAACGATTCATGCCTTCTTCGGGAATTGCCCGATAACGCTTCATGCTCATCGCGGTTGGGTTTCGGCCAAAATGCAGATTGAGAGGCGGTTTCACGTTCTCGTGAATTTCGGTCCCCACGGGCGACGGTAATTTGCCAATAGCGTCCCTGACCGTTAGCCAAGGCTTTGCGCCGTGGATGTAGCCCTCCGCGTCAGGTTTATATCCATTCTTCGGGTTGTAGTTTGTCTTCTTGGGCGGGAACACCTCTTGGGGGTCCATAAATTTGCAGCCGATGATGAATGCGCGGGTGCGGACCTGCGGGACGCCGAAATCTGCGGCAAGGAGCTTCGCCGCATGAACAGTAAAGCCCAAACCGGTGGCGGCATCCTTGATGTCGTTGAACTCCTCGGAATCCAGCAACTGTGGAACGTTCTCCATCACAAAGATTTCCGCTCCCGATCGACGCAAAACCTCCATGTACGGAATCCAGAGTCGCTTACGCGGATCTTCCGAGCGATTTTTATTCAGCAAACTGAATCCCTGACACGGTGGGCCTCCGATAACGACCTCAGCCGCCGGTATTTTAATTTTCGGGTCTTCGAGAAGGTCCACAATGTCGCCGGGGTGACAGTGCTCTCCAAAGTTCGCGTTGTACGTTTCTGCGGCAAACTTGTTGAAATCATTAGCCCAGACTGGCTTGAACTTGTGGCCGAATTCCTTTGTAAACCCGAGCGTCAAACCTCCGGCCCCACAAAACAAGTCGATCAGATTGTGCCGAGAAGATGCCATCGTGATAGATATTCCTGGACCGGGGATCGTACAGCTCATTCAAATTTTACAGCCTTTGCCATCTGTCTTGTTTTCCACAAGAACAGAGAGACGGGGTTCCTTACCCCTGGCTGCCTGCTCGATTTCCACGCCTCGAACGTTGCCTGCCAGCCGGTTCGCTGGATGATCGCCATGATCCGGGGAAACGGAATCTTGCGCCCGAACGATTCATAGATTTCGGTTGCAAGTCCCTGTTCTCTCGTTTGCGGAAAAATTTTGAAACGAGAAAGATATTCCTGTTTTTTCATTGCAAAATTTAGCGGTTTAGTTTGTTTTGGAGAAATTCTCGCTCTTTTCGTTGGACATCGAACACAGATTCCCAATGGAGCTGTCGTTTTACTTTGGCATGAAGATTTCCGAACGCCATTTTGTTCGGTCGATAATCCCAAAACTCTTTGAGAAGATCTCTCGGAATTTGTCCCATTGAATCAGCGAGAGAATGGAATCCATTTAAGTGAAGGTGGTTTTTAATCTCTTCGAACAATTTTCTCTTCTTACCGATGATCTGATAGATGTTTGCTACTGAGAATAGCTGAATTCCATTTTCGGCGCATTTCTCTTTTTTCCAGTCGTCTCGCTCGCGCGTCTGTTTTAACTTATGGGAAATGCCATTCACTTCAACTGCAAACCCTAAGTCTTTGTACCAAATATCCAGCTCGCAATTGCGTCCTGTTTTTTCGTTTTTTAAAAAGCTTGGACGCTCATTATAAAGAACCTCGAAAGATGGGAAATAATAATTCAGATATTTTCGAACTAAGATTTCAAATTTCGATGTTTTTAAATCTTTCATATTTCTTTCTTAAATACTTTTATGTTCGGGTGGATACGCGACTTCCCCGCCGTAGTTCTTTTTCAAGAATTTTCGGACGGCGAAGTCGCAATTACTTCCATGTTCGGTCTGGACATTTGCGATGGAATCACTTAAACCCTTGCGGGCCGGAACACGGGGAAATCGTAAGAAGCCGTGTGTCTCTTTTAATTCGCCGATTCCAGTTTCCCTTCCAGCGAATGTACAAAACAAAAATCCCGCTCGTGGTGCGGGCGGGGTTTTTATCCGCGAGACGCACCACATCTCGTGTCTAACAAATTCACAGTAACGTATTCACGGAAAGCTGCAAGTCAAAACTGTGCATAACTTTTTAAGCCGGAGACTGTTCGTGTGGAAAGAATTGCCGGCGATATTTCCAGCTCGACCATTGGTCATACTCGCCTTTTCTTAGCAAGCCGAGCGAGAAATGCGTCGAACATTTCAGATCCATGGCACACGACGGGCTTACTTCGGGGTGATAGATCATGCTTATCTGCCACGGGCCGAGACTTCTTCCGCCGTCGCCGATGAGAAGTTGTCCGTACTGGCTTTCGTGTTTGACTATCCATTGCGAGCGTTTGACATTGACGTTTGCGGCCTTTGCCTGCTCCGTGATGTAGTTTTTGACGCAAGCGGGGTCATATGCTATGTCCGTTTGCGTGGAAGTGCTGTTTTTGGCGCACAGCTTCGCCGTAGAAGGGCTTTTATGGCTGGATGGTGTAGTTCTCCATTTGGAGAGACTAAGCCCCGTACAGAGGCATATAAGAGCAAAAATGACGACACAGAAGATACATAGCTTTTTCACGTGTAGTGCTCGTAGATCGCATATTCCGAGCCGCCCGAAGGGGCAATAGATTTTGGTTTATTCGACTTAAGGCATCGCGCACTGATGACGGGGAGGTGGTCAGGGAAATCCTTTCTGCAGTAGGTATCCCAAAGAGAGCCGAAGCCCTCACCATCCCCCTCAGCAATGAACGATGAAAACGTGGGCAGGCGCGGAAAGTAATAAATTGGCCGGAAGGTAGAAAATGGAGGAGTTTACGAGGGGTGGGTTGAACTCCCAAAGACCTGCGAGATTTCCGGTGCCGCTCCTGCCCTGCTCGCAATTTAAGTATGGAGCATCCTCGGTGGGGTGCAAGGGCTGCCTGTGCAAAACAAAATCCCGCCATATTTCAGGCGGGATGTAAAGGAACTGTTGATTGACAACGCTCGCGCATTTCCTGAAGCTTCATCTTCAGGCATGGCCTTTCGAGCGTGTTGTGGAAGTCGAAGTTGTGAAGGCGTCCGTGTACCCCGATCTTGAGGGCGAGCCCTTCATCGGGGAATATCGCAAGGCCGCAGTAGTCGCAAAAGACGATTCCCTCAATGAGCATGGCGTCTCCTTTCAGAATTTCGGCCACCAATCCCGCTTCAGAATCTCGATGCACTGTTCCAAGCTGGCGGAGTTTCCGAATATGCGGTGGTATGCCCGATGGTCTTTCCGATTTACGCGGATTTTTATGGGCGTTGTTATGGCGGGATGACGCGGCGGGACATGATGCCAGTCCCGCCGGTTGACGAGTCGAAGTGCGCGGGATCCCATGTGCACCTCCCTACTGGATGAACTGTCCGAGTGAAGCCGTAGCGCGGAATTGTGGGATGGGTTCGAGCTGCTTGAACGCGCTGGTAAAGGCGTTCTGTAAGCTCCAAACCGTACGCGGCTCGAATTCGGGATACGTCGGCTCGAAGTAGTGCTGGCCGACGACCTTCATCAGGTGCTTCGGAGCGTCCACCTTGTCGAGCACGAACGCGTCGTAGATGAGGGCCTTCGCCTGGTCATCGGTGAGCTGGGATTCTTTCCAGCGGTCAACGGCCGCGGTGAGCGGTTCGAAGTTCCGTTGTATCCGGTCAATGCCCACGGCGATCTTGTCGATGATGCTGTCGCCGAGGTTCTTCGTGTGCTTCGCCAGAATGGCCTGGAACTCCCCGTTAAAGGCCATGTTGTCACACACGAATATCCTCATACCGGCGACGAGGCCAAGAGCCATGCTCTTGTTGTTTGCGTTCCGGATGCCGATAGCGAACCGAAAATCGTTCGCCGCGGTGGTGAGTTCAGCGATGCCGAACATCCTCATGCCGTCGTCCGTGACCGCGTATTCTTCGCGGAGAATGGAGAGCTGGCGGCGGGCAAGGGCTTCGGTAAGCTGGTTGACAAGTTCGATGTGAGGAAAGGGCTTGAACGTGGCGGTCGGTTCGGGACACGGCACGAGAGCCAATTCCTCCCTGGTGAGCTTCTGCGCTCCGGCGTGGGCCATGAGCGTAAGTTCGGGTGATGCGGGTAGAGCGGGAGCAAGGATTTCCGCTTCCATGACAAACCTCCTTGTGAAAGAACAGATTGGGGTCGGAACCCCGCGCTGGGCATGAGGAAAAGGTCGAACTAAACCTCACATCCAGCGCGGGAATCCGTCATTTATCGAGGAGCGTTGCGTCCTTGAATCCCTTGAAATAAACCGCTTCGTAGAACTCGTCTAAGCACTCATCGAGCGCAACAAGGTCGATGGATTCACCTTGCGTAAGCGCACGGATCTTCTCTTTAAGTTCGGCAAGGAGTTGCTCCTTTTCCGGTGTCATAGGTTGTCCCTTTTCATTTGTTGATGCCGTAGAATTTGCCTTCCGGACTGATGAAGGTTCCGTTCTTCGCCGAGACAACGGGGATAACGCTGAACGCATCGTCCGTCCAGTAATAGACAGCAAATCCATTGATCCATCGAGTCGGCTGGCCTTTCGACCAATCCGGCTTCGTGTCTGCAAGGCAGGGGATGATGTACGCGGTATGCGTTTCGTCGATTCCCTGCGGGCTGATCTTCGTGTACGCCTGAAGCGTGTGGTAGTGGCCTACCACGATATTCCGGTTGTAGATTTCAACGATCTTCTTGGCGACGTTCACGGGGGTATAAGAACCTTTCTGAATGTCACCGTGAATGAAAACGACCTTGCCGAGCTTCAGAAAATCCCGATACCAAATGGTCTTGATGTTCAGTTCGGTGAAAGGGAGGTTGTAGGCGACTTCGATCAGACCTTCGATACCTGGAACCTTGTCCACGAGCCGGTCGGCCCATTCTTCATGGTTACCCATGAAGTAGTACATCTGGCACTTCTTCCCGACGATCTTCCGGTGCCTGCGGAGTACGTTCGAGAACTCCTCATAGCTTTGCTTTAGACGCTTCTTTTCAAGATCGCGCAGGTCCTGTGCTTCCATGGCGTGATGCGAGATCGCATCCATATCGAGCATGTCGCCGAGGTAGATAACGGCGTACCATATGCGGGACGCCATGTACCGCTCGACGTTGTAAAGAAGCACAGGATTGATGTTCGGCCATTGGAGATCGGCGAGAATGAGGACAGGTTTTGTTTCCATTTACCAGAGATGGTTTGCCGTGAGAAAGGCTACGAGAATGAGAAGCCCGATGAGCCACACGATGGGCGGCAGGTAGGCGCAAATAGCAATGACGATGAGGGCAACGATCGCCACCATCGGATAGGCCACGATGAAGTGGACGATCAGCCCTGAAAAGGCCGTTATCCAATTTGCGACATCATTTACATTGAATGGCGGTTGGGGAGTCATGTTGCAAGGTTGCGAAACTAATTTGATGTTGCGACTGGCGTGCTTGGAGTGCTCGGCTTTGCATTGATCGTGAGGTAGACCTTCCGAATCGCGCCATACAATGCTGTCACTGCGGCGACAAGCGTCAGTGTGGCCTGTACCGCACCGGCAACGCAATCGCCGAGGTTGTTGAGCGTGAACGACGGATGAATACCGAACGTGGGCAAGAGAGCGAAAACGCTCTCGATCACACCGAGCGAAAAGAACCCCTGCACCGTGAGAGCGACTTGGGACGGATCCTGGCTGGAGGTCACGATCCAGTTCCAAAACTTGCTCGATGCCTGAAAGATTTTCTGTTCCATGTTTATTTTGATTGTTATGAGTTGGCGACCTTTTTCATAAGATCCAGTTCGTCTTCTAAAAGTGCGAGAATCGCCTGCGGGGTATTCAGATTATTTCCGTCGTACACCGCCGTCAGATCGGCAAGCGCGTTCGCGGCATATCCGCTGTGCGTGATGAGATAGGCGTGGAGCGTATCGTTCTGTCTCGTAATGCCGAACAGGGAATGGATCAGCTCATGGAATATGACCCGTGCCAAGTCTTCATAGAACATAGGACCCTGGAACATAGCCGTCGCAACGGTCGAGTAGGGGTCTTGCGTGATTGCCGCGCCACTGAACTCGCATCCGCCGTACGGCGTCGGATGTCCCTGCATGATCGCACCGTCATAGACAAGGATGTTGAGAACCTGCCCCTGATTGTAGGCAGAGAGAATGTTCTGCGCCGCGGCTGCGGAAATGCCGGAATAGGTGCCAGCCGGGTTCGTGTTCTGAACGGTCGTGATGTCGCCGGAAAGATCGGCCGCGGCATAGCGTACCGTCGGAATATAGCCAGGCATAAATGAGGCAAGGAGGTCGAGCGATGATTGAATCGTATTCCAGCTTGCCATATCAACGAGATTGTTGATGACAATCAGCACCGTCGGCTGATTACAGCTTTTTATGAACGCATCGATGGAATCGTTCGCGCCGATCTTGATGTTCCGTGCGGAAAGCCCGTTCACAACGCACGTAATGTACGCTTCAGTATTGTTCTCTGTCGGCGGAGCGTATTTCGAGATGAGCTTCGACAGCGTGTCGTAGCGGGTCAGGTCGAGATTGAGCTGGTTCAATTGCGCCTGTTTTCCGTCGCGGAATGTGTCAAATACCGCAAAGGCGCTCGTTGCGCTCTTCGTAGCTCCGCTCTGGTTTGCAAACTTCAAGTTGCCCGGATTATTGTTCCGAATTGAAGCTGTTTCGGTCCAGACGCCATTGTCATAGATACCGAACCCTTCATGCTTCTGCATCACGTCCGCAAGCACATGCACAAAATCGTTCTTGTTCATATTTTTATTGAAGCGTTTCCGCTAAAATGCGCAAGCTGTGCATAAATCTCAAGCGAACCCCCTAATGCCCCGTGAACCTTGCCCAAAGCCAATTGCCGAGCGCAGATGCGGCGGCTCCGATGATGGCTCCAATGAGGCCAACCTTGACCTTCACGTTATCAAGCATCTTCTCGCTCTTTTCGATGCGAAGCTCGTGGTCGTCGATGACCTTCTGGAAGGACTGCTGGCTGGCGATAACGGTATCCACCTTGCCTTCAAGGCGGCCGAGCATGAGCATGACCTGCTTATTGGTTTCGTCCTGGGCTATTTCGCGTGCGGTGTTGCGATCGTCGGGCATGGTATCGTATTAGCTGTTTTTCGTCGGGATAAATTCGGACGGAACCGGCATACCTAGAATTGCAAACTCATTGCAAACCGTCGTGATTCCTGACGTATTGCTCCAAAGATAGACCTGGATGAGGTCGCCGGCCGAAACAGAGATTGAACCAATTGCGGTATGGACTGCTCCATCGCTTCCGCTAACCGAAATGCTTTGAGCTACCCCGTTTTTGTAAACCTGACCATTTCCTACATAGCCGCTGGGTGAAGTAATAGCAATGCCGACCGTGACCGTCAACGTTGGCATACCAGCGGGCATCTGGATTTCATGGACCTTCACTGGTGTTGTTGAACCACCGTCACTAGGGATGTTTGCATCGTCGTAGATCGCTATGGCACTAAAGTGAGACGCATATGCTCCCGCCAGAGTGAATGGCGTCGGATTTGACCACTGCGGATTTGCTCCGCTACCTTGCGTTTGCAGAAAATAGCCCGATGTTCCCGCCGGAAGACGCGTCCATGCTGATCCGTTGTAGTATGCAATGTCGCCTTGAACAGGACTAGGAATCCACGGAATGAACAGATTACTTGCCACCTGCGACGCACTGCTGATGTATGGCGGAGCGAGAGATGGACGAGAATCATTCGAGATGTACCCCTTCCCACTCTGCTGATTATCGTTGTCGTAAATCGCCGTTTCCCCGACGACGTGATACACCTCGCAAAGGACGAGCTTGTTCGAGGGATAAGCCGGAGCGACGGGGGTTGACGCTTCCGTTCCCGTCACCACAGCGATCGTTCCGCTCGAATCGGCCGTCACAAGATCGATGCGAGGATTCGATACTGGCGCGGTGAAGGTCGGCGTTGAACCGCCGAGAAAGAGGACGCGTGTCACGCCAATGTAATAGGTTCCCGACTCGACATAGAGTTGCATCGTCTGCGCTGTCCACGTTCCGCCCGTGATGGTCGTAGATGCCGTGAACGAGATAAGCGGTGCGGCGGTCGAAGTGTTGAGCGAGAACGGTGTGATCGTGGTGCCGCCCGTCGGCAAGCCCCAGCCGACATATTGCAAGAGTTGCGCGTTCGCGGCGGTTGCCGTCGTGTTAAAGCCGATGAAGGTGGAAGTCGTTGCAATCGGATTCGTGAGTGCGTTCCAGATGACCGCCACGTTTGCGGCGGGTGTCGATTGGATAAGGAAGTCGCCCGGATTGGCAAGCACCGTTTTTGCCGTCAAGACGACGGGCGAGCCGTTAACCGTGAACGTGATCGTCTGTCCGTTCGTCGGATTCGTGCCGAGCGCGAGCGCGCCGAGCTGTTGGTGTGCGAGAAGCAATGCTTGTCCGGACGCATCGTCGCGTAGTGCATTATATTGCTGTGCTCCGAGCGTTGCACCCGATGGGAGACGAATTGATTTCATTTAATGTATTATTCGGTTTAGTAGCCATCAAATCCAAATAAGAATTGAGATATTGTCTGTGCGACAGCTCCAGGAGAAGAAGTGGAGTTGGAAACAGTCCAAAAATCAAAGGTAGCCGAAGTCGTGGAATCACTCGCGAGAGTAGACCATATGCCAGTAGCTGAAATGGGAGTCGCCCAGCCGGCCGGTGGGTTATCAAATGGATGCGAAAAGTTTATCGTGCATGAAGTTGGATTTCCTGAACCAATGGTTACAATTCCGCGAGAATCGGAACCGGTGAGGACGGATGGAAAATTAGGGAATCCACCACCCCCACAAGATGATAGCGTTGGAGAGGATGATGCAGTGTAATCAATATGATCTTGTAAATTCAAACTATATTTTTGCGTTGGTGTCGTAGTTGCCGTTGTCACATTCCAATCTGTTATTCCAGAAACGGTGAGAATTTGTGTATCACTGGATAATCCCGACGCGGTAGCAGGAAAGGTTGGGTAACTGCATGATTGATAATAATTTGTTGCTGTTGCGACGGCGAAGGCCTGGGAAAAATAAGCGCTATTTCCCAAAGTTGCAAGCCAATAAACAGTCCCAGACGTAACAGTCGGAGGTGTTGTGAATTGCATTTGCGTATAACCATTGACAGTAGTAGCCGCGCTTGTAGTCGCAAGCAAGGTTCCGGGTTGCCCTGAATTATTGCTATAGAGTGCTCCAACAGAACTATAGCCACCTTGATAGTCATACTGCATCAGATAATTCAATGTTCCCGTTTTCGATGCCGTGAAATGCGTGTACAAACAGTTCACATTACCGTTGCCACCACCACTGGAATCTGTGGTTCCCAACAATAACGATGGAGCAACTGAATAATTATCCACATTATTTCCTATAATGATGCCCGGCGTTGACATATTGACCGAGAGCGTCGATGTCGCAGACATGACTCCTTGATAGTTGTACTGAATATTCGTTGAGGTTCCCGCAGCAGATGAAGCCGATGATGTGGCTACCGTGATACATGATGGCGTTCCTGTTGCGGAAAGACCCTGAATTACCTGCGAACCCGTACAGGTCGCTCCCCCATATGACGTATGCGCTCCGCTTGAGTTTGCGAGGATGAGAGCGTTCTTTACGCCGGAATTTGTGATGCCAGTTGTCGTCACATTTCCAGACGCGGAAATGTTTGTGACGTTGAGCTGTGAAGGAATGGAGAGCGATACCGCGCCAGTCGAATCGCTTGCCGTGATCTGGTTCGCTGTCCCCGATATAGATGTCACGGGTGTCGAGTTCGAGCTGGCTGAAGTCACAATGCCAGACGACGCGATGGTGAGGCTTGGCCAGTTGTAGGTTCCGGATGTCACGCCGGAGTTCGCAAAAGAGAACGCTCCGGTTGTAGAATTGTAGACGAGAGGCGTTGATGCAGAAAGGCTTGAAAGCCCGATATAGTTGTTGCTATTCGTCCATGAGAAAATGCCAGTTGAGCTGTTGTAGACTATCGGACCTATCGCCGAGAGCGCAGTCAGCGGGATATAGTTGTTCGAGTTCGTCCAGGAGAATACTCCGGTCGAAGAATTGTAGACGACCGGATTCGTCGCGGAAAGCGATGTATTGAAAAGAACTTGCCCCGGCAACGCCGACGTTGCGATCACTTCACTTCCATAGCTCGTGAAGATGTGGTTGATCTGATAGTCGAGCGATGACGTTGCAGTGGAGCTGGTGACGCCGATCTTGGATTCGAGCGCGTTGCCCCACGCGGAAGGGATGGTGCAACCGGAAACGTAATTATTCAAGGATGTTGGGAAAAGATTCCCGCAGTTGGCGGCGTAAGCCAGGGAGCGGTCGAGAAATGCAATGCCGAGAAAAACGATGACTGCTGATGCTATGACGGATAGGACTTTCTTCATGGTGTTATAGGTTATTTTTAGTTTAGATATTCGGCTGAAATTGTGAACATTGCGAACATGTGCATAAGTTATGAGAATTCTCCGGTGTCGAATTGGGCGGCTGAAGCTGGCTGGAAGGAAATGTCGCATTCGCAAGTCGTATCGCTGCCGGAACTTTTCGAGTAAGGAACCGTAAACAGGCAGTGGTTGAACATGTTTCCGCTTCCGATCGCCGAACTCCCGCCGATGAACATACCGAACTCGTAGTACATCTGATTCGCCAAAATGGCGTCGGGGAAATAGAAATAGAGCTGGGCGGTGGAGAAGCCGTTATCCATGGCGAAGCTCACGGGCATACGGTTCGTCGGGGTCATCAAGGCAATATCGTTGTTCGCGGGCGCGGTCTGGCCCGTTCCGATCTCGCCCCACTGGATGCCGAGCGGAAAGTTAAAGACACCGTTATATCCGCTACAAAGGAACTGCACGAGCACGTCATAGCCGCAATTCGAGGAAAAGACGATGAGATTGTGATGGCGGGTGGCAATTTCGCCTTTATGCAAAAGCTCGTTGGCTTCCTTGTGAAGTCCGGCCGCGTGCAAGGCCTGTATCTTTTCAATGGTTCCGGCCGGATGCCTGCGGATAGTTACTATGCCTATAGGAAATGTGCGTTCTTTGATTTTCATGCTAGTTTGCTGAATCCGAGCCGCACAACGGGCGTGCCCGGCCCGAGGACGTACGGGCCGATGGTGCCCGTAGCGATAAGCGTTTCGACGGTCGCCGCGATGTCCTCTACATATTCAAGGTTCTCATTTACGGTGGAATCGTCAACCTGTGTCTGGCTGGCCTCCTGCTGGAGAATGGTCGTCATGATGTCGGTGAAGGTGACGGTATCCGAGCCGATGCACTCTACCTGGTATTCGAGCATCCCCGCAATGCCGAGCGCATTGTCCCCTGGTGCATATCCCACGGCTTCGATGCGCTTGACGACGAGCTGTTGCTGAACCCCGAACGCGGGAAGATTTACGGTGATGGCTTGTCCGATGGCACAGCCGGGGACGATGGTATTGAACTTGATGTCGTGTACGGGATGCCCGAACTGGAGAATGGCAGCCTGCGCGCGCTGTTGTGCTTCTTGCACGGTCGTGATCTTGCTGTCCACAATGACGGACTGATACTCGCCATACTGTTGGATACTCTTAGGATTCGAGGCATGGGCGACGATCGGCACTTTTGCTTTTCCGTACACCTTGACCGTATGGCCCGTGGCCGGCGCGCCGGAGGTGAACTCTACCCAACGCTGGGCGTCGTTATAAAGCACCTGCACGCTCGTCGGATCGGATTGGTTCGCGGTGCCTACGGTCTGGATAACGCCGTCAAGCGTGACAATGATGGTGCTTGAATCGTAGGGATATGAGGTTGTGAAGAACTGCCGAACGCCATCCGTGAGGAAGGTATCCGGCGTGTTTGAGGCGGTGAAGGTCTTGGTGTAGTTTCCCCCGATGACGTACACGCTGTTCTGCATGTTCTGGAGCTGAAGATCCACGTCAAGGGAGTTCCATTCGATCTGGCCCGAAGTCGCGTCCACCGTGATCGGCGCAACGCCTCCTTCGCCGACGGCGTTCTCCACGTCGCCGAGGAAGAAATGGATGTCCTTTTGCGGGTCGATGTACCATTCCCACCCGATGAGCTTGGCAAGCGATTCAAGGCACTTGGTCGGCTGCTGGTAGTTGAACTTGATGGAAGGAACGAGAAAATTGCCCACTTGGACGTGGTTCGTGGTGAACCCCTTGCCGGGCGCAAAATTACTCACAAGATCAGCCACGATGTCGTGCGGATCCATCATGGCATAATTCTTTTTCACCAAAACCCCATCAAAGATATATCCCCAATCTGATGTCGTCACTTGCGCGGTAAGCACAAGCCCTTCGATGGTCTTCTCGGCTTCGGTGACCGTTCCGCCGAAAATCAGCCCGCTTGAATCAAAGAGGTTGATGACATCCCCGATGGCGGGAATGGTGGTTGCCGGTTTGGTCTGGCCGATGCCTTGCGAAACGGAGAACTTCAGAGAAGCATTTTCCTTGGGTAAAACGGAGAGACAGTCCAATGTCCTCCATTGCACAGAGGAAGAAATATCGACGCCATTGTCAGTGATCTTTACGGCCATCAGGCGGCATAGTTACGCAGTTTAAGCGACCTGTTGATGTTTTTGGCGAGAGCATTCCCGATCTGCGTTGCCGCGTTTTGATCCATGTAATATCCTCCTGCGATCGTGATATTGATTACCGTTCCGCCGCCCGCGCCGCTCCCGACAAGCGAGCCGGGGGACTTCGTGGCAATAAGATAATCAGCCGGATCGGACTGGATCACGTCGCCGCCCGGCGTGATGATGGCGTCATGGACCCCCGTGACGGACGAGCCGGCTTTGATCGTCGCGCTCAAGAAGCTGCTGACCGCGCCGCCGATCGAATTGACAGCACTTAATACCGGCTGGAAGACGCCTTCCGCCCAACTGACGAACGCCTGAATTTCTCCCCTGATGTAGGAAAGAGCCGATGAAAGCGAATTCTTGACCCCGTCCCAAATTCCCTCGAAGAAAGAGGCTACCGCGCCCCACACTGTATTCCATACGGTCCCGATGTCATTCAACGATGTTTTGAAGATGTTTGAAATCCAATTCCAGATGACGGTCAGAAATTCCTGTATTCCTTTGAATATCGTCTCAAATGCGTCGCTCATCGCCTGCCACTGCGAGCGCCATTTCGGGTCGAGCATGTCGAGTCCTTCGACAATAAGGCCGACGACAAGGTTGATCGCGTCCTTGGCTATTCCTGAAATGTCGTCCCAAACGGACGAGAAGAAATCTTTGATGGCGTTCCACGCGGTCTTTAGCGCATCGGTGATGCCCTGCCACGTGTCTTTGAAGAACGCGGTGATCGTGTCCCATGCGGTCTTGATGGCGTTCCATATCTGCGTGTGATACAGGACAACGAGCGTTACGATGACGCCAAGAGCAACGATCGCACCAATGATAATTCCTCCTGCCACAAGCACGGCCCCTGCGGTTATTCCAAAGAGCGTTCCGATCGCCGCGATTGAAGTGGCAAGCGTTCCGAAGATGACGAGTCCAGCGGAGAGCGCAGTAAACAGCCCCCCGAGAACCCCTACGGTAAGCAGTATCGCCTGCGTGAGCTTCGGATGAGCGGTCGTCCACTTGTCTACCGCATCTACGACGCTTCCGATCTGTTTGAACAGCGATGAGAGCATGGGGAGCTGGGTGGTGCCCATGTCGAAAAAGAGCTTGTTGACATTCTGCAACGCCGCCGACATGGAACCTTGGAGCGTATCTGCATAGGCATCAGCTTGCCCTTTCACGACGCCTTGAATGGCGGAAAGAGCGTTCATGCCGGACAATCCGTCCTTGAGATTGATACCAAGGCCTACCAGCGCCCGTCCTTGCCCTTGAAACGCCATGACGACCTGTTGCGTCGCCGTGGAGAGGTCTTCTCCCTTCGCACGGGCCAAATCCATAGCCGTCTGATACGCCTCCTGCGCGCCAGAAACGCTGTGCGTCGCCGCGAAAAGCGTGGAGAGCGAACTCACGCTGTCAGAAATGGAAAAGCCGAGGTCGGTGTTCGATCTCGCCATTCCCTCGAACTTGTTCATCAGGTCTTCAGCGCTTGATCCGGCAAGGGCCTGCGATTGGGTGAGAAGGTCTAACTGTGCCTGATATTTTTGTATATTCCCCTGCGCCGTAGCGATGGAAGCGGACGCTTTCTCGTGAGCTGCCTGCACGCTTTGCGTGCTTCCCGTGTTCTTGTCGAGCGTTGCGGTCGCGGAAGCGATCGCCGCCTCTTCAGCATTGATCTTGTTCTGTAAAAATGCGACCTGCGTGGAATATCCTGCGGTCGATTGACTCGCCTGGCTGATGGTATTAGAGATGGTCGTAAAGGCGCGGTCGTTCGCATCCTGCGTTTCCGCTGCCGCGGCGACGCTTCCCCCATATGCCGCATCAAACGCCGCCGCAAGAGGCGCTAATGCTTCTCCTACTTTGGTCGCCTGCTCGCCGACGGTTTTAAGCTGCTCGTTCGCCTGCTTCGCTTCGTCTCCGGTAGCTGACAGATTTCCCAATGCGTTCTGAAAAGCCGCCGCACTGTTGTCCACGGCTTGAATGAGGATTTCCAGTACGGATTGGGATGATGCCATTTTGGATTCTAAGGAAGTTTATATTCGCAATTCGAGCATTTCGATCCTTTGGCGAAAAAGCTCGCAATGAAGCAGAACGGCGATGCGATGACGGAGATAATGACGAACGGTATGCCGATCACGATAATGCAGAATGGAAGCGCCAGGCCCATCATGAGCAGAAACATGACAGAAGCAAAGCGCAATTTCGACTTGTTCGATGTCATCTTGTTTCGCCCGCACTGCGGACAAATAGTTTGTTGCATGGATCAGGGTAAGTTGATTTGGTCGGCCTTTTACCATAACCCTGCAACGAAATGGGAGATTCCGCAAGTCCCGCAAATTACGATTTCTGGTTCTTCTGCTTCCGCTCCATTTCCTCCGCTTCGTTCTGAAGCATGGACTTCAGGATGGAGAGGAACGGATACGGCTGTCGGCGATAGGTGTGCCAGTCCCATTTCATCTCGCGGCATATCCACGCGGCTTGTAATTTCGGGGGAAGATGCGCCCGCCCCATGGCGAAGAACTCATGCCAAATGAGGTCTACTGCTCCTGAGTCTTCGCCGCAGAAAAATCCGGATCGATCAGCTTCGCCACTTCTTTTGCGAGGAAGAGATAATCCTGGATTTTGATCTTACGGAGCCGATTCGGAATGTCGTCGGTGTTCCCGTCGATGGATGTGACGGCAACCTGCATGATGCGGTTGGTCAGATCCTTCGGGGACAATTCCTTTCCGTTCTGATCGTGGCTCGCGTCAAGAAATTCGCCCGCTTCCAAGTATTCCTGGAGCGTGACGATAGCTCCCGACGGAGTTGTTACGGTCTTCACTTGTCTTTCCTGTGTTTCAGGCATTGTGTTTGCGTTGGTTTATTCGACCTTTACAACGTGGTCGCTGTTAAATTCGTCGTGATGATGTTCAACATCTCCGAATTTGCAACAGAGAACGTTGCCTTGAACTTCAAAGTTTGGTAGACCAAATCTTTGACTTTTATCGGACGGCTGAAATCCGTGAAGAAGCACTGGTCAAGCGTGATCTTCACTTCGGGATGCGACGGAACGATTCCGATACTCACATCCGTGTTCTTCAGGTCGATGAGCATGGCCTGCGCGACGTTCGGGGTGGCAAGGGCGACGGTCTTGAAGTCCGTTTCGTTCTGCCAAATAGCTTCGAGCTGGCCTTCCGCTTTGAATTCCTTATTGAGGAAGTCAATCGGAGCAACGCTGCCCAAAACATCCTGATCTTCGATGTTCGAATCAAGCGAAAGCTTGATCGATTTCAAAGCAATGGGGGTCGCACTGGTCAAACCGGATACGCTCGTCGCGTACTTGAACGTCATGTACTGCGGGATGAAGCGGTTTTCCGAAGCGATGGACGGGCTCAAGCTCGCCTGCGTAGCTCCTTTCTGCGCTTTGATGGAGAGCGAGAGGTCCGCGAACTTCTTCAGTTCGATGTCGAGGTCGAGCTTATGGATGACGCCGTTCGCGTGGGCATAATCCACTCCCGACAACGGATCATGGATCAAAAAGGTCAATGACTGGTGCTGGGCTGACTGTCCGACGGTCGCTTTGTGGTCGTAGACCGTCGTTTCACCCGTGTGGGCGCTGTCCGCGCTCGCGCCGAGCATCGCCTTCAGAATGAGAGGCAGGCTCAAGTCCGTAAGCGGCACCTTGAGCGTTCCTTCCGCCCAATTCTTGACGCGAAACTGTCCGACGGAATCTTCGATGACGCCGTAGGCTTCATCCTGCGTTACGTTCTCGAACTTCTCGTCGATGCTTGCATCACTGAATGGGAGCCAATGCGACGCGGTCGTGACGGCCGTTCCGCGGGTCGCTTCAGGAGCGATACCGACACTAATTTGTCTGCCGATTCCTTTTCCTAATACTGGCATGGTTATTCGTTATTGGTTTCTTTGCTACCGACCTTTTCAACTTCCGGGGTCACTGGTTCACGCTTTGCTTTGTAGAGTTCTTCCGCCTGCTCGCGGTTCGGTGCCTTGATGGTCAAGGGCTTCCATACGCCGCCGCCGGGGAAGAAATACTCGTTGATGAGCTGGGAGACCGCTTTGACGGTGGACGGGGTGTCCGCCTTGATCGCTGCGGCAGTCATCATTTTGTTTGTGCTGTCTATTTCCACGTTTTTGGTTGATTAGTTTGAGTTTGATTGGATTCCGGCAGGGACTAGCTGACGGGCCTTGAGAGTGACAAAGTAGGAAACGTAGGTGACGTTTCCCGAACTGACGGGTCCGGGTGGAGCGAGCGTTGAAGCTAAGACTCCTCCATTCGCCGTTCCTTGAAGCGTAGCATCGTTGTCGAACTCGTCGAGTACCGCGTCGATGAGCGATTCGAGGTAGGTCGGATCGTTCGCGGGCATGTTTTCCGGTGTCGTGACGATAAGGAGAAGCCACGTATATTCCCGAAGGTTGCTCGCCTGATCCTCATAATCCGAGGTGGAAACGTCGGGAGCGGTCAAAACGGCGCACGGAAAGCCCTGAAACACGCGGTCGAACAGGCTCTGCTTCGATCCGTCGTCAACGACATAGGATTTCAGAACGCCGGAAGTGACAAGACCCTGAAGGTCGGTCACGATGGCATTTTTCATATTTTGAGCAAAGGTGTTCATGTTTTTATGCTGCTTGTGCGGCGATCGCCGTGGTTATTTTGTCTCCGGCCTGCCCGAACAGGGTATTGATCTCCGGCTGTGCGGACTGAATGATCCTTTCGATGAAGGGATTTGCCTTCGTACCAGGATGATGGACGATCTTTCCGAATATCTCTCCGGTCTGCGTGTTGGCGAGGACTTTCGCGCTCTTCGCCTGAATCACATGGGGTGCGGTTCCGAACTCGACGAATGATGCATAGTTGGCGTTCGGAAACCAGCGTGCGACAAGCTGGGCGATCTGCAATGTCCAGTTGTGGACGAGGTTGCCCGTCTTTACGGGAACCGTCGCGCCGGTCGTGTATTTTCCGAGAATGGCTCCTGCCGCGCTTATCGCGCTCTGAACGATCGGCGTTGCGATCGAAGGATATTGGGAAAGCGCCGCCTGAAGTTTCGGAAGGTTGGGAATGGTTACAGAAAATGATGTGTCTGCCATTGAAGTTTAGAAAATGTTTCCGACGCGCGTATATCTTTGAATGGTATCGAGGTCCATCTTGTCGAGGTCGTCTTTCCATGTGGTCGTCGCGCCTTGGATCGCTTCGCTCGTCTTTCCATCCACTGGAAGCCGCTTGAATATCCTGACCGCAACGTTCTCGCAGGTATTTGAAAGGTCGGTCGGGAGCTGGTGGGTCGATCCGTCTCCAGCGTTGGTAAAGTCAACCGGAAAGCCGGCTACGTAGGTCGCGCGGAGCATGTTATTGTAGATTCTTGGCATGACCCCATAGACCCTGATGATTCCCGAATAGCCCTGCTGGTCAAGCTCGAACTGATCGGTAATGAAATCGGTCCATGTCGGATTTGATGGGGTTCCTGCGCGCCACTGGAACTTGATGAGGCCTGAAATCTCGAACGAAACCCCTGTCTGCGTTGCCTGAGCGGGCTGGCTCATCGTGACGCTGTTTCCCGAAACCGATGCGACGGTCGTTCCCTGCGGGAAAAGCCCCGTGATCCCATAGAGCGGCATACCTGCGACGATGCCGACGCTCGGCGTGACGTTCTGGACGGTCGGAGAACCCTGCGTCAAATCTCCCGTGACGATGAGGTAGGCGACGGGAGCGTTCCGTAAAATGAGATATTCCTGCTTTGTTCCCCTGACGCTGTAAACCTCATTTACGTACTTCTTTTGGACGAAATGCCCATCATTCGGAAACCGCTCCATCCCTGACTTGCCGCACGCCCGTTCGATGAGGTCGGTTGCGGCGTTGATGACGCGGGTAAGAACCGCGTCTGATTGCGTGTTCGAAATCTGGAGCCGTGCTTTGACGCGGTCCAGCGTGGTCAATGCGTATGGGGATAGTGATTCTGGCATGTTTCCGAGGGGTAAAACCCTCGCTTCATGGCCCCTATAAGAGAGGCCATGCCTGCGAAGGTTCGAACTACGTGTTCGAAACCTGTGTGGTGACAGGGAGCTGCTGGGCAGGACCGCCGAGAACGATCTCGGCAAAGCCGAGGATCGCCGGAGTGGTGCCGCCAGTGAACGCCGGCGTGATGACCGCCCGAAGGTATCGTTTCCGATTAAGGCCGAGGCCTTCGATGCGGGCCACGTTGTCCGCCGCTGTCGAAAGGCAGTTCAGCGTGAACCCGATGACGACACCCGTGTTATCGAGTGCGTTCGCCCAGTTCGTGCTGCCGTCAGCCGACTCTTGGAGAGTCACCGCAAGCGCTGCCGCCGACGGTGTGCCGGATGCTACCGCGCCATAGGCGTGCAGTTCCGCATCCGTGTACCCTTGCGTATCGACTGCCGGAGTTCCGTCCACGGCTGTTGAGCCGGAAAGGGACTGCGGGGCGACGCTCACGGCCGCTTTGATGCTGTCATAAATGCTTCCGCGCATTTGAATGGTTTATGGCCCCTGCTTTCCTTCGACTTTGATCGGAAAGGATGAAACTTGCGTTTCAACGGGCGGTTTATATGAATCTCATAACCCCATCCGCTCCGGCTCGCGCTTAGGAATGAACGCAAGCCGGAAACGGGAAAAGCTAACTATGCCTTGGTATAGACCACGGTGAAAGCTTTGGGGAGCACGACCACGAGAGCGTGGCGATGCTTGTAGACAATACCCGTCTGGTCGCTCAAGCCGAGTTCTTTCCCGGCCCAAACGCCTGACTGGAAATTGCCGACGCGCATATCGCCCTTGTCGCCGAACGCCACTGCCTTCATGTTTCCGAAGATCATGAAAGCTTTGCCGTTCTGCACACTGTCGGTCGTTGCAGGAAGCCAGCGGTTGGTGAAAACCGGGAAGCCTCCCATGTTGCCTGCCTTGATGATCGGGCCGCCGAGCGGGTTCTTTTCGAGCCCAGCTTCGTTCTGACCCAATGCACCGAAGAACAGGAACGGAAGACCGGATGTCGATGCTTCCTGTGAAGCAATTGCCGCCCAAACGGTGCGGTGCATGTACCATGCACAGCCGTCGAGGACGGATTCCTCCATGGTCGCAATGACGTTCTGGGTATCCTTGATCGGGTCGAACGACGCATACGTTGTTCCAGAAAGCGTATACGTGTTCACGCCGGTCGTGTTCATGATGCCAGTGAAAGGTCCCGGAGCGGTCGTTGAACCGCCGATGAACCCTTGCTGGTCGATCATGTTCGCCAACGCCTCGCCTGCCATCGCAAGGAGCCAGTCGCCGAGCTGTACGGAGGCATCGGCCAAAAGGTCGTTGCCAACGACAAACGGGAGCTGCCACTTGCGGGCAATGAGGACGGCCTGGCCGAAGGTCAAGCCCTGCACGGTCGAGGGGATGTCCACGCCGACGTACTGTCCAGTGAGGAAGGCACCCGTGTAATTCGGGATACCCAACTCGTCGGTCTTCATCGGCCAGTTCTGCGCTTGGCGCAAAACGGTGCCGACGGAAGCCGCAATACGGAGGATCGCTGATGCGATCTCCGGCTGGACGAGATAGCCGCCGCGGTTATCCTGTTCCTCGATGAGCGGTTCGTTCGCTTTGGTGACGCGGACCGCCTTGGACTCATGTCCCTTGTAGGCCGCTACCACCTGCGCTGCGAAGTCCTTTTTCTGTTCGCCGGTCAAACCCGTGATGTCGTATCCTTTGACGGACCGCTCCACGAGCATGGCTTCGACGACAGAACGCGCGTTCTTCACAGAGATGTCGTTCATCGTAGGGACGAGCTGCTTCTCCATGAAGTCGTTGAAACCCTCAGAAACGGTCTTTGAAACCGCTCCCAAGATTTCGTCTTTTTCCATCTGATTCTGTTGTTGGAATAGGTCTAGCTGTTCGAAGAGTGGACTTTCTTGATCTTTTCGTTGATCTGTCGAAGAGCACCTTCCGAAGCAGTTTTGACCTGCCTCACGAGCCGCTGGGTGAAGAGATAGGTCTCCAGTTCAGAGTTTGCTCCTGAGGTGCTCGACCTTGAGTTCGGGGCCGTGACGGACTTCTCGTCCGTCTTCGGTTCCTCCCCTCCGTCGCCCGAGGCTGATATTGCCTTGAGGGCCGCGGTTATCTCGTCGATTGCTTTCCCATGCTCCGTGTGGTGATCTTCAAGCGCCTTGATGATCGCCTTCAGCTTGTCTTGATTGGCCGCCGAAATGGCGCGGCCGGACTTCGTCCTTCCTTCCTGCACGTACTTCGCGACAAGGCCGGAATACTTCTTATCTTCATGGCCTTCCGCTTCTTCTTCCGCGTCGGATTCCTCTTGTTCGTTCTTTGCGTAGGCCTGAATGAGTTCGATGGCTTCCGCAATAAGCTCGAAGAAGCTCTCGACGGGCGATTCGCAGTAAGCATTACAGAACGCATACATCACGGTCATGACGTAGTTCATGCGCTCGTTCTTCTCGCGGTCTTCCGCGCCCTGCATGAATTCGTCCTCAACCACGCCCTTCTTCTCTTTCTTTCCTTCCTTGCCTTCCTTGCCATCTTCCTCGCCTTCGCCGAATTCGTCCTTGCACATATCCATGTGCGCTTTCTCATGGCGGTCAAGCTCATCGCTTGCCGATTTCGTATACTCGTCGATAGCTTTCTTGCGCTTATCTTTCGCGCCGTCCTCACCGTCATCCGGCCACGCCTTCTTCATCTCGGAATGCGCTTTGTCAAACGCCTTGACGTGCTTCAAGTGCTCGGCTTTGATGACCGATTTGAACTCGTCAATGGACTTGTTCGGCTCGCGTCCCATCGTCTCGTACGTGTCGTCGATGGCCTTCATGCACTTCTCAAGGTGATCAGCGTGCTCGCCGTCGATGGCATCCTTGAATTCTTCGATGGACTTCTCGTACTCGGAATTGTCGTTGGCCTCGGACTTTCCTTCCGTGGCTCCTTCCTCGTCGGAGACCGCCTTCTTCTCGAATTCGTCGATTGCTTTGCCGACGGACTTCTGGTGCCGGTCGTGCTCTGCTTTTAAGTTTTTAATGAGTTCGTTGTTCATATCGCTGTCTTCTGATTTATTTTTCTCGGGAACGCAGACCATTTCGCCAGGATTCTTCGGGTCATCTGCCAGCACTCCTGGTGTTTCGTCGTCGAGTTGGCAGGTGTCGCCGATCTCTGGCGACTTCTCCGATTTTTCTTCCCACGGGGGAGTCTTGCCGAACGCCGCATAATGCTTGGCAAGGTGCGCCTTCACGGCCGCTACATCCTTGTCGGGAATTGACACTCCCCCGCGAGCGCCACTAAGGGCTGCTCCTGCTGCTGATACGCCTTTCCAGACCGCCTTGAGGTCTGAGGCTCTATGATGGGGGAGTTTGTAAGAAGACTTCACGTCGGCGTTCTCTGAATCGAACCACGCGCATATCTTCTTCAGCTTTTCGATGTCATCGCCGCATTCTTTGACCTCCGCCGGGCCGTCCCATGCGGTATCTTCATCAGCCGTTCCGTAGTCGTGATAGGGAACTGCGCCTTTCGTCTCATAGAAAAATCCCTTGGTCACAAGATCGCCGGTCGAAACACCCAATATGCCCACTTGCCGTAGCGAGAGAGCATAACGTCCTGCCGGCACGGGGCAGAAGCTGACCTCCAAAAGCTCGCGTGTGCCGTCGTCGTTCTGGATATAGCCAGGAGAAACGGCCCGAAGGATCTTCTCCTGATAGAGCGAGCACGCCATGTCGGCGTCGGGATTGATCCCCTTCGGGGCGAACTTTCCGGTCGCAACGGACTTGTCACCCTGCGTCTTGATGTCGGTGATGATGCCGATCGGGAAGCTGGAATAGTTATGCGCCCAGAGGACGACGGGATTCAGATTGAAATACTTGAGGTCCCACATCGACTGGTCGAGCGAATCGCCCTGCCGGTCTTCGTCTGCCGTGCTGAAAACGACCTCGAACGTTCGATCGTCGGAAGCATCGTCTTTCGTCTGCTTCACAAAATCCGCGATCGGCTGAGATGCGAATTTCGCCTTGAGGTCAAGGGCTAACTGTTTTGAAAATTGTTTGAGTGCTTCATCCATTCCTTTTGTTTCCGGACTTTCCGGAGGACGGACTTATCTTTGTTCCCATCATAGGGGTTTGCGAATTGTTGGACATGTGTATAAGTGACCGCGCTTTTACTTGCTTCTTCCGGCAGTCGATGCAGATGGGAGAAAAGACACCGCGCCGGCGCTTCAGCTTCGTTCCGCACTTGGCGCACCGCACCGAAACGTATTGTGATGATCTGATCCCTTGTTGCATAGTTCAAATGGATACATCCTGCGGACGAATCATGCAACAACAGGAACAATGTAGGGGCGGATTTTCAACATCGCCGTAATCCATCGTCATGCTTTGCGCGTCATCACCTTCACCAACGGTGAGCGTGTCTCCTTCGCTAAAGAAATTATCGTCAATCGAAATCGTCTTACCATCCATTGATTGGCAAAGGTCGCATACATTATCCAGTCCGCTCGTGTACCAGCGGACGGTTTTCACGACGCCGGACTGCTGCCATGCGGACTTCAAAGCACTGTTCGCGGCGCGGAACGATTCGGTCTTCGCTACCGTCGCGGCGCGGCTCTCGTCGCTCCACTCATACACCTGGTCAACCCGCTTCGTGATGTCCGCAAGGGATTCGCCGTTCTGCAATCCTTCGTTGATATGGTCGGCAAGCGCGTCGATGGTCGTCTGCTGGTAGCTCTCGCTCATCTTCTGGACGGAATGTTTTACCGCTTCCTTCAGCGTGTCCGAGAACGTGAATGACGTTCCAACCTCTCCCGCGCCTTCGTTCGCCTGATGCTCGAAAAGCGTTTCGATGATCGGGAGGGCCGCCGCGGCCGTAACGCCGATCCATTTCGCAATGTCAAAAAGCTTGTCTTTGTCGATCGCCTTCCCGATGATATTGGAGAGATTTCCGATGACGTCCTTTTTCTGCTCCGCATTGATCTCCTTGACCGCCTTTGCGAGGTCGGTCTCTGCGGCGTGCGTATAGTCGCTCCATTCCTTCCATCGCGCTTCGTCCTGTTCTTTGGTCGCGGCGAACTTCTTGGTCGGAAAATCGAGGCGCTTCTTGAGGTTGGCTTTTATCTTTTCGGCAAGGTCGGTCTTCATCTGCTCGCGCTTCTTGGCGAGCGTCTGAAGCTTCGTGCGTGCCGGCCGATAACCGAGCTTCATACTTGGAGAGACTGCCTTCGCGACGGTCTTTACCGCTTTTGCGTTCGCGTCGTTCTCCGGCTGGGGAGTTGCGTCGCCCGCCCCCTGCGATTCACCGACGGGAACCATGGTGCTGGGAGCCATGAGTGTGTCTCCGCCGTCCACCGGCCCTAAGCCGAGATAGTTGTCGCGTCCTTCGTTCGCGGTCATAAGCGGCTGGTCTCCAACGGCCGCCTGCATTTCCGTCACGCGGAAAGCTTTGTCCTCCGGAACCGGATCGACGAAGCTCACATACAAGTTGTCTCCGTATCGCGGAACAAGGCGGTTGTTCAGCGTCGAGCACATCAGCGTCATGTGCGGCTTGACCACTCGTTTTGAGAAGACATAGTCAGCCGTCTCTGCGGTCGATCTGTTCGTATCGCTTTCCGCCGTGCCCAAAATTGTTCTTGAAACGCCGAACATGGCGAGGATGCGGTCGCGCATGTCCTCGGAAAGATTCCGGAAATCCATGTCCTTCGGGTTCGATCCGGACGGTGCCCACTTCACGCCTTTCGGCAGAACGCCGATGCGGTTCATGTTGTCTATTCCCGCGTGGGTATCGACAAACCCCATTTTGAGGGAGTCGAGCTGCGTCTCGGCCATGAAGTCGCTTTCGAGGAATCCTGCCGGCCGCGCGCCGTTCACAAAGAACTTGCGATTGAACTCCTGCGCGTAGTTGTCGTTGTCGATGTATTCCGCTCCTGCCTGAACAGGGCTGTATCCCTCGAAGAAGTTCGCGGGGTTCGGCAAACGGAACTGGATGACCTCTTCCGGCTTGAACGCCATCTCGGTCGTTTCGAGCTGCATCTTGTAGCCGATGATCTGGTACGGCCATGTCCTGCGGTCGATGACCGGATGAACTCTGTCCGGCGGCATGAGGTGAATGGCTTTCGGCTTGTCCAGCTCTCCGGTGACCCCTTCGAGATACCAATATGCGTTTCCCGTAAGGTCGAGGCAGGCGGACGTGAGGTATTTCATCTCAAGCCCCGTCATGCTGTCGTTCGGCGCGTCCAAGAGGTCCAAGAGGTCGTGCTGTTTCTTTTCCTCGTTGTCGTCTCCATTGACCTCGAACAGCCGCCAGTCGATGACCATGATCTCTCGCGCCTTCGCATTAACGGAGGCGTAGACAAAACCCTTGTTGTTCTCCAATGCGCGCGCGGCGTCAACGGGGCTTCCGCCGGACGGCCGCTCGACGGCGAAATTATTGCTTCCGCCACTGAACTCGCCGAACTGCACACGTCCGTCTTTCGTCTTCGTGCGGTTGACGACGCCCCACCGCGTTACGACGGGGCCGCCTTGTTCCTGCTCGAACAGTTCAGGGTCGATGCGAACGGCGATGCCGTGGATCCGGTGAGCCGTCCAACTGAGAGCTTGTTTTGCGTAGAGGGTGGGGGACTTCATGTATTACGCGGGGATTATTTTTCCGTCCTTGATTTCGAACGAAACTGTGGGAAGGCCGTGAACGCTATCGCGCGAATAAGCGCAAGCGAGCGGCTTGTCGATGGTCAACGGTTCGATGCTTTCGATCTTGTGGTCTTTGGTCGTAGCGATGGCCTGGTTGCAGTGCGGGCAGTTCATGATGATGGCGTCGTACTCTGGCCACATGGCTTCGACGATCTGCTTCGTCTCGAACTTCCTGCCGAACCAATGCCATAAGAATCGTTTGAACGTTCCCTTCGGAGGTTCCGACGGTATGCGTTCGACGGTGATCTTCGGCGCGCGCTTCGCAACGAAAACGTAATCGCCCGGATGCAAGAGGTCTTCGGAAGCGTTGACGCGCCGCACTTCAAAAGATTTGAAATCAGACATAGGCGGATATATTTGGCTTCACTATAGGAGATTGGAACAAGTTGTCCAACCTGTGCATAACTCCAGAACTCACGCGTCGATCCAATGGATCTTCGGCAGTTCCAAACCCTGGTCTACAAGGCCCTGGATGAGAATCGTAAGTCCATCCAGCAAATCGTCATGTGCCTCAACGCCCAGGTTGAATATCTGTCCTAAAAGCTGCTCGCATCCCGTCCGCGGGAAAAGCACGGTTCCGTTCTTGATGTACGGGGCTACCACCTGCAATCTGGCCCGCTTGTCGCCATGTGGCTTCATGGAGACGACAGGAAGCATGGCGCGCTCCATCTCCTGTATTGCGGCCTTCTGGTAGGCTACGTCCTCAACAAAGAACAGATTGGCACCTTTCCGTTTTGAGGGCACTTCTCGGATATATTGCATGAATTCGTGAAAAGTGAGGTGTGCATTGAGCGGATCGGGCATGATGAAGATTTTTGGCGAATCATCAACGTAGTAAACATCACCTTCCACGTCCGTCGTATAGTCCGCGTTCTCCTTCTGTGAGATGGCAAGGTCATTGCCGTGCCCCTTGATCGACGGGATATTGTTCTTGGGAAGCTCGTCGTAGTAGGTGATGTCCTCCGGTTTAATGATCGCTTTTTCCTCGGCGACCACCTTGAGCTTGTACTCACGTTCCCATGCTGTTGCTCCCGCGTTCTTCCGTTCTGCGTCGATGGCAGCCTGATTCGGGTACTGTGCCTTCCATAGACACGATTGCCATTCGTCCGCATCGTTCACGAGCGGGAATTCAAGCACCTTGAACGTGCCCTTTGCCTTGACCCGTGCGGCAAGGGCGTCCATGTGCAGGTTGTTGATGAGAATGATGAGTTTGCGCTTCTGTTTGTCGAGGCCAGGAATGACCTCGGAATTGAGCCATTGCTCGGTCTTATCCCTGTTTTCTTTCTTCTTGACCCATTCGCCGTCCTCTGGGTCGTCGATGATGACGGCACGTGGCCGCCACTGCCGATGTTTCAAACCGCGTATCTTCTGGCCTCGTGAACGAGCAAGGATTCTCACGTCGTTCGACAGGAGAAGATTTCGGGCCTGCCATTCCTCTTCGCTCTCGAAGCTCGGATCGGGCACGGGGTCGTCAAGGTCCTTGAACTCGAATGTTCCGTAGTCCTGTTTCAGTAAGCTGTTCGTTTCGAGCTCATGTTTGATATTGGCGATATTGATGCCGGCCTGCGTACCCGTGTCCGATATAGGCAAAATGAACGGATATTCCGCCGATTTTTCGAGGGCAAAGTAGATGGGAACAATGAGAGAGCCGAACGTCGTTTTTGAGCATCCGCGGAATCCGATAACCTCTAGGAACTCGATGAGGTCGTCGTCCATCGCGGCAATCATCGGATCATGATGATCGCCTGGCGGAAGGTACAGGTGGTGAGAAAAGTAAAGGAGCGCGAATCCTTTTAAGGTTCGGCGCAACTGCTTTCTGACTTCAGGATCGCTGAGTATCCCCGTAAACGACTGTTCAGGCGTTAGGCAAGGCAGGGGTGCTTTGAGAATTGTCGGGGGTCGGTGTTGCTCCATTCACAGCTATGACTTCGGTAAGCTTCGGCCTTTGCGTTGGCAATGATAGGTCGATGCCCCAGCGCTTGAACGCCTTGGTGATGCGGTCGGCCGTCTCTGGATCGAGCGGAGCCGCCCGATATACATTCACGTCCACGGTTCCGAGTTTACGGTCAAAGATTCCGGCGTCCATTTCAGCTTTGAGAATTGCGAGGTCGAGCTTGACGATGGTGTTCGCCGCGCGGATCACGTCCTGAATCTGTGGCATCCCGATACCTTCGTCAACGTATTCGATCTTCCAGTCGATGATCTTCCACAGCTTGTCCGTGATGACGCGATACCGTTCCTTCGTCTCAGCAAGCCGTTCGTTGACCTTCTGCGTGTCCACGGCAAGCGCCTTCTCGCGGTTCAGCTTGCGGACTACTTTGGCGAGATAATGCCATTCGATGGGATTTCCTTCGTAGGTCTGAAATCCCTTATTCTTAAGCTCTTTTTGGAGAGCATAGACGGAAATGAGCGGATTCTTGCCCATTACGTCGCGTATGGCGAGCTTTAGTTTCTGCTCTTGTTCGGCTGACTTCCTCATTGGTTGTGATTTGTAGTTAGACGCTTGACTTGACCTGAGTTTACTGCGTTCGTAAAAGAGCGCAAGGGCAATAAAAAAGCGGCCATTTCTGACCGCTTCCGTCATCATTAGCTTTCGGCTACTTCTGAGGTTTAATCCCTGTATGCACCTCAGTTTTGATGTCGAAACGGCCAACATAAAAGCCGTGCTGTTCTATTTCCTCGATGGCCTTCTTGGAATCGAGCCCAATGCGTTTATCATTTGCGCTCAATTCCCCTTCAAGCTCGCCATAAAACGTCCATTCGCCGCTGCATAATCCCTTTGCCGCTTCAGGGATCTCTTTGGTCGGCACCAACAACCGCACGTAAGAATCACGAGTGCATTTGTATTGATAAACTTTCATCTGAATCCTCCGGAAGCGATTGTACTGTGGAGGCCTATTTGCTCGCTAGTTCTTTGATCGTCTGCTGGAGCTTGTGGATGTCCTCTAAATCTCCGATGAATTCTATGCGGGCTTTCATCTTGTGGAGCTTTTTCAGGTCTTCCGGCGTCGTTGCTTCATAGAGGGCCTTTTCGAGCTCCTTCTGGCTTACCGCCGGTCCGAATTTTATAGTGTAGTGTTCGATCATTTCTTCGATTTATCCTCTTTTGCTTTGACAATCTCTACGATACTGCCGCTCATGAGATTTACAATTGTTCCGCTCTCCATGTCTACGAGCTGAACGATATACCTCGCTCTATGCGGATCAAGCGGGTTGTAATCGGCTGGCGGCTCCTGCTCGTAAAGGCATTGGTCAGTCACGAGGTATCTCCGCCCTGCGATCGGATTGAATTTGTCTTCTGGTTTACTCATGCCTTAAGATTGCTGTTTTAACTGCCTCAAAGGTGTCGCCGATCAGATACGCAAACCATTCCTCTTGCTTCGTACAGACGCCTGTCGTCATCTTCAGTGCCTTCACGCGGAGCCTGCTAATCATGTAGCCGGACATTGCGTGCACGAGTTCGTGCGCTATCGTTCCGTCGGTTAGCTCCTGTTTTGAAAGGTACATCCTTGCAACCATGCCTTCCTCATGCGTGGCTTGCTCGTGTCTGTAAGCGCCATAAGATTGTCAATCCTTCCAAAGGGAAACGGAACGATGTCCCTCTTGATCGCCTCCTGCATCTTCTTTTCTGTTGCGTAGACTCTGATTTCTAAAAAGAACGATTTCTGTCCCTGGATTGGTACTTTTATCTTTGTCATGTTTTGAAAAAACAGGGCCGGCAAGCTTCACCTGCTCTCACCGGCCCCGTATTGCTTACTGCTGTCCTTCCTCTCCTTCCGGCGCGGCTTCTTCCGGCTTGTCCTCGCCTTCGGATTCCTCCTCGGGCTTGGTTTCTTCCGCTGGCTGTTCCGGTTCGGGTGCGACTTCCGATTTCTCGGATTCCTCCGCTGGCGCTTCCGTCTCCGTTTCCGCCGGCTGCTCCGCTTCGGGAGCAGTTTCCGATACTTCCGATGTTTCCGCTTCGCCGGCCGTGGTCGTAGGGATGTCGCTCGATGGCGCGCCTGCCGTTGATTCCTCCGGCTGTACCTGAACCTTCGGCTGTTCGGCTCCGACTTCCGCTAATCCTCCATTCTCACTTGCTGTGTAATCTGCCATAGATTTGAGTCCTTATTCTGATTTTTGGTTCTCGACCTTTGTTGTTCTGAAGCCGATGTCGGCCCAATATCCTTCTTCGGTATCTCCGAACGGGTTCGGCGCTTTCTGATCTTTCCAGATGAACACCCTGCCGTTGTCGTACTGAATCGCGGCGATTCGTCCGTCCGTGGCCGTGAGCACCTGCACGATCTTCGGCCGCTTGGCCTTTTTGTGTTTTGAGGTAGGTGTGTCCATGTCAGTTGAGGGGATACTTTATTTCATGCCAAAAGTGACCGAGTCCTTGTAACTGCTTCATGCCGTCGGGTAAGGGAATATAGATTTCGTCAAACGTACGCTCAAACACTCGTCCATCGTCATAGAGCAAGACAATGTAACCATCACCTCCGGTAGCCGAAACTTGTATGATCTTCGGCTTCCTCGCGGTCTTTGCCACGTTCTTTGTTTTCTTTGCCATGAATCAGAGGTGTCTTATTTTGTCTGCCGTTGACCTGGCGTTCGCCGCCATATTGCGGAAGTATTGCGCGGTCTTCTCGGCTTCGGAGACGGCCTTGCTTTCTTCCTCGGCCTGCTGGCGCTTTGCCGCGGCGAGCTTCTCGGCTTCCTTGCGGTCTTGATCGGATTCGTACTTTTCCTGTCCGGTCATGAGAGAACGCTTGACGAGCTTCATCTCCTTGTCGCATTGGGCGCAATGAACAGGCGTGCCAGCCTCGTTTTCAACCGCTTCATTTCCGAGGTACAGTTCATGCCCGTTCTCGCACTCCCAAAAGCCCTTTTCCTCCATCTCGGCCATGTGCTTGATGCGGTCTTCCATCGTGTCTGCGTCCGTGTTCAACTGCTCGATAAGGTCGCGCTTCTCCTGCGCGTTCTTCGATGCAAGTGCGGCGCTCAATTCCGACTTCTGTGCTTGGGCCTCGAAACTGAAAATGTAAGAGGTCTTGGCCCATATCTTTGCCAAAATGCGAATCATGTTGTTGTGGATAGAATTAGTTTATGTCTTCTGCTGGATTCTTCAATGGTTCTTCGGTGGATAACTTATCGGGCGGACGCTCGACCCTGCACGGGCACGGAGAGTTTCCTCCTGATCCGTACATGCAACCTCCAGCCGCGCAGTGAACCCAGAGAAGATGTCCGCACTCCGGGCAAACTCCCATGTCGTGCGCTATGCAGTGATGCGGGCCTTTCGATGGCCGGGGAACGTGGTAATGCTGTTCGCGGTGTTCCTCCTCGTCGGCTTCGATGTCCGCCGGATCAGTGCCTTCGGGTTCTTCCATGAATTCAAGGAATGAGAGTTCGCGCGGCATGGTTCAGTTCTTCTTTTTCTTCCGCTCGACGATGGGGAAGTGGTTCGGTCTCAGCATGAAATAGGTCTGCTCGTATACCCTTCGGCCCATCCTGGCTGCCGCCTTCAGCGTTCCGAGTTCCTCGATTGTCCACGGTTCCTCTTTGCGGGAAAGTTTTTCAAGGAATTCTGCCGTTCCCTTTCCGTATTTCTCGTCGATCGCTTTTCCGTGCTCGTAGGTCATTCCGCCGGCGAATCTATTACAGCTCGCACATTGGCCGTTCAGGTTGTACGGGTGAAAACGGGTCGATTCGTTCTCGCTGATTCTAAAATGTCCCGCTTCAAGCTTGAGATAATTTCCGCAGGTTATGCAGATTCCGAATCCCCCTTCGCTTTCCGGCCGCGCATCCCGCTCGCGGATCATCTTGTTCACCGCGTCCTGCGTATTGCGAAGCTCCTTCTGCCGGGGATTCGATGAGATGCTGTGAAGGCCCTTACGCCGTTTAAGGTAGCTCCGCTTCATTCCTCCGGTGAAAGTTTAATCATCTCGTCGTTTCCGACAAACAGACGTTCCTTATCCTCGCCGATTTTCGCTATCACCTTCCCGTCGAAGGTACAGATATAGGCAACGCGGCGTATGGGGTCATGTTCAGTTCCGTCACCCTCATTCACCTCAACCTTCAAAAGCTCTATTTTTCGGACATGCCGAAAGTTTGCATATAGTTCGTCTTGCTTCATGCGAATAGTCCGACTTGGTTTGTCACTTCGACTTTCTTCGGCTCAAATGCTGGCGGGAGTTTCGGCTGTACGCTTTTCCACGCGTGGGCGTTGCTTCCCGTCACCCTGCACTTCCTGATTCCCGCGTCCACGACGAGCGGCATTTTAAGCGTGCGGAGTTCAAGCGTACGCGGCGTTATTCTGTTCACCGGCCAGCCGAGATGTTGGGCAAGTTCCGCATTGGTCGCGTCGGGAAAGAAGCTCAACGCGTCAAGGACTTCCTTCTGCTTCGCGCCGAGGCCCTGCTTTGCGAGGTCATAGGCCATACGTGATGTTTCTTGGATCATGCTTTTGAAAAGCGGGGCTGATACAATCTCAGCCCCGCCGCGCGTGTTTATTCTTGCGTACCGCTCGAATCCGGCCTTTGTCCGAGCGACATTTGCTCGCAGACGATCTCCGTCACCTTCCGATCGTTGCCTTGCTTGTCCTTCCATGAACGGGTCTGCAATCGTCCTTCGATGAGCACGGTTGAACCCTTTTGGAGGAACTGGCACGCTACTTCCGCTTGCTTGCCCCATAGCACGCAATTATGGAACTCCGCTTCTTCGTGCTTCTGCCCTTCTTTATCCGTCCAGCGCCGGTTCGTTGCGACGCCGATCTGCGTTACCGACTGGCCGCCCGATGTCGAGCGAAGCTCCGGATTTGCCGTCACCCTGCCTACCACAATGACTTTATTAAGATCCATGTGAGTGTTGTTGATTATGTTTATAACCGCGCGCTCGTTCCTGCTTCGAGCACAACTTCCACGCCAGCGATCATCGGCTGGCTGGCCTTGTGGAGCGCAATAGCCGCCTGGCGCAAGCGCACCTCGTCGATGATCCAAAACTCGTCCGGCACTTTGCTTGGATCAATGATGTGCATGACGGGGCGCTTCGTGATAATCATCTGACCACTGTCGGTTCGGACGCTTTTCTGAACCTCCGGTAGGGCTTCGATTTGTGCGGCTGCGGTTTCCTCTTTGAGGTGTCCCTTACCCTCACCGACGCGAGCGGCAATCTTCGCCTCGTCCTCAAGCCGCTTTTTCTCTTTTGCGTTGTAGTAGTCGAGCGCAAGCGTGTCGAGCTTCGCGCGTGCCTCCTTGCACTTCGTGATGAACGGATCGTATTTCGCCTTCGCTTCCTCGATGATGGCCTTCGCTGGATCGACGAGTCGCGCCTTCTCACCCTCGATGTACTTCTGGAGCTTCTTGACGTTGGCGATGTTGTCCGCTACCGCGTCATACTCCCCATCCGTCGTGATCTTGATGGCGTTCACGACGCGCTCCATGTTCGCCGCTTTTTCCTGAATGACCGCTAATTGCGTATCCTCCATGAATGTTGTTGATTAGATTTATGTGCTGTGACTTTTAGAATGGGAGGTCGGGCATCGGCGCATCGCCATAGTCGATGCTTCCCATGTCGTTTTCCGCGCTGTCGATCGAACGATCATGAGATTCGGCCTTCTGATACTGCGGCTTCTTCGGCGTGAATGGCTTGGCTTGCCATGCTGGCTTTGTTGCTGGGGCCGGATTCCTATTGTCCTGGCTGTCGAAGTCAAGATTGTTGTCCTTAATTTGAAAGACCTTCATCTTGATATACCGCTCGCTGTAGGTGTCCATGCCGCCCATCTGTTGCGCCGCGTTCGTCGCCTTGATCTCCGGTGATTCGGTGCGAAGCTCGAAATGTAAGCTCTCTGCTGGCTTGTCGAGATTTACGAAATCGAGCGTCTGGTAGCAACCGAGTGCATCCTTTTTAAGATTGGTAAGGCACTCCGTCCGCGTCTGCTCGCACGCCTGAAACACAAGATTATCCACCTGCTCCGGCGTGTAGTAGTCGTAGCCGGAATAGCTGTTGTGCCCGGCCTTCTTTTCTCCCGATGTTTTGATGATCTTCCGTGCCTCGTGGAGGAGTTGGAGGATGTTCATTTCCGATAATCCCTCGATCTCCGCTGGCTTCTTTTCTTCTTTTGCCATTTTAGTTATTCGCTGTTTTATATTCGTCATGCTCCGACATGGCATGATCTTCGTCATCTTCCCGCTCGTCCGCTTCGCACGCGGCGGCAAGATTCTCGCGCTCCACTTCTTCTATCTCCCCACCCTGTATGAATTCGTCTTGATACATGAGTTTAATTTTCAGTTTCTTTTAAGAGGTCGCCTTCTTTTATCGCCCTGACGGTCACTTTCTCCGTCCGCGAACCTTTCCCCTTTGATTTCTGCCACTCCTTGATCGCCCTGCTGATAGCTGCCGCCCAACCGCTCGCCTGCACCGTGTAAGAACTTGGATATTTGTCACCGATAACTTCCACGCGATAGAGTTTCATGATTTCGTTGAAATGTGGAGATGAAAGACGCACGTCTTACATCCCCTCATTTGTGCGCCTTTACTTTATGACCGGAAAGAACGTTTCTATCACCGCATAAGAGAATAGACCGATGAACGCCGCATAGAAGAAAAAGAATGCGACCGTGCCGAACCAGCTTTTCTTCTTCGGTACCAACCAACCGACCCCGTCGATCTCCTGAAGTTCGTAATCTTTCATAGAATTTATTTATTGTTTGTTTCGACCTTTTGGGTGATTCGCTGGCGAGAAGAAGTGTTTGGGACTTTCACCCAATAGCCGCGTAATGCGGACATAGGACTTCGGTTTCGCTGGAAACCTACTGTAAGCTCCTGTTTTCCCCGATAGCTATTCGGGAGGAGCAGGCGTGCACGCTTGTTAACCACCTATGGCTGGTACAGACGGTCTAGCCGTCTCCACTTCTTCTTGTCAACGAACCACCTCGGCTCTTTGAGAACCGAGAGCTGGATGGGAACTGAATTGTTTAATTACAGGGCGTGCATTCATTCTGCCCCACAATCCAGCTTTCGATTTTCAAAGTGCTATCTCACGTCGGGAGTGAGAGGGGATAATTCTTAGAGATTCCTTGCGTCCAAGTCCCACTGGATTATCGCCGTCAGTTTTTATCGCAACGGGGTCTAATTCCCGTCCGGTACTTTCCCCCTCATTCCAGACATGAGATTTTCAATGAGCTTCGATAGATGAGGGGCGCGGTGCTATTGTGTCCGCCTTTGAGTTTTGAAATGCTCTCCGGTCGGCAGAGTGTCGCACTGTTCTTACCCCGTTGAAGTGTAGTGATTCGCTGGAGGGGGCGCTCTACCACTGAGCTACCCACCCCGAAGGGCGAGACAGGATTCGAACCTGCGACCTCCCCTTTGGGCTGCTCTACCGCTGAGCTACGGAGCTTGCACCCCGGCCGGATTCGAACCGGCGACCTCGCCCCCTTCAGCGAACCACCTATTATTGAAACCGCCCCTCGCTCTATCTGTCTTCACTTTACTCCTGCCATAACCTAAGTCAATAGCTCTACAAGCCCCGTAAAACCTACCTTTTTCAGCTATCGCCAAAAGTTATGCACAGGCATTTTTCCTTTTTGCGCGGCGAGTTTTCCAATAGATAGAAAAGTCCGCGCGGTGCGTGTGCCGATATTCCCGATGATAGGCGTTGTATTTCTTCCGGCCGGATCGCGCGCCGAACTTTTTTACGAACCACGATAGATTTGCCATGCCTGCACCATAACCCTTCTGTCGCTTTTAGCAAGAGGTGCAACTTGTGCGAAATAGGCACAAGTTCTTCCCCTTGCGGATTCCCGCGGGAGTTATAGCGTGAAAACTAGATCGTTTTGAAAAGGAGGTTGTTATGTCTGACAAGAGGCCGTATATCGACTTTAAGGCATTGAAGGAACGCGTCGCGTTTCTCGAAGTCCTTGACCGCTACAACGTCCCACTGAAGAAGGTCAACAACACGCAATTCAAGGCGAACTGCCCTCTGCCCTCCCACACGTCGAAGGACAAGGACACGTTCTCCGTCAACTCCGAAAAGCAAGTTTGGTATTGCCATTCGGATTCGTGCAAGAAGAACGGACACCGTGCCGGCGGAAACTGCATCGACTTCGTTTCTGCCATGGACAACTGCTCGCCCTATGAGGCGGCGGTGAAACTCAACGGCTGGTATCCTGAAGGCGTCACGCCCGCGTCTGTGGAAAGCGGAAGAACGGAACGTGAGCAAACTTCTACCACCCCACCTTCAGAGGAAATGAATCGTCCTCTCGCTTTCGAACTGAAAGGCATCGCGTACTGCGACTACCTGAAACAGCGGGGCATTACAGAGGAAACGGCAGAACATTTTGGCGTCGGACTGTTCCCCGGTAAGGGAAGCATGGCCGGCCGCGTGGTCATCCCCATACGGAATGAGCAGGGCCAGCTCATTGCATACGCTGGAAGGTCGCTCGATGGATCCGAACCCAAGTACCGTTTGCCCGCGGGATTTCATAAGAGCGGGGTTCTCTACAACCTCCAGAACATCGGGGAACAGGTGGACTGCGTCTGCGTTGTCGAAGGATTTTTTGACACTTTCAACGTTCATCAAGCCGGATTCCCGAACGTCGTTGCCCTCATGGGACGCACGCTCTCCGATGAACAGGCGAAACTCCTTGAACGGTTCCCGAAGATCATCCTGATGCTCGACGGCGATGCGCCAGGACGTGAATCGGAACAAGCCGTCACCTTAGTTCTTTCCAAAACCCATTTCGTACTTTCAGCACTTGTTCCGGACGGAAAACAGCCCGATAGCATGACTGCTGAAGAACTGGGACAACTTCTCAACCGGACGCTCGCATAGGGCGTCCGTTTTTTTATTGGGAAAGAAGGAGGATGAATGAGGCGCTACCGGAGAGGGTTGTACATACCAAGCCATTATGATCCCGAGTACGAAAAGATGACGTGGGATACGGAGATGGAGCGACAGGAACACAACCGGAAGATCGAACGGCAAAAGGCTGATCGGTACAGACCACCGAAGAACGTTCCGATCATCCACGAAAAGAAAAGCTGGTGGCCGTTCTGA